CAAAGGTGTCCAACTCCTAAAGTTTTATAGCCTAGACTATCCATATAAATTTCTAACACTTCGCCTTCGTGTCTCTTTATTTCAGCTTTGCAAAGTTCTATATCCATTTTATTCTTCTTCGTAAAAAACATTTAATCCTTTTTCCTCTCTTTGTTTAGCATGTTGTATTGCTTTATCTTTTATTGATTGTGGAATATTTTTTATGTTTCCTTCTATTTCCATATTCTGTAATATTTCTATTTCTTTTTGATTTAATGTAGGAACTAATAAAGGTATTAATTTTTGATTATCTTCAGGTCCTATTCCCATAGAAACTTCTGTCATAATCTGTCCTGTCACGTTATTTTTTATAGGACCTAACCAACCTTGTGAAGATTTTTTTGTTCCATCTACACGTGTCATATTTCCACCACCTTGATTAAAACCTAACCTAGTCATTTGGTCAGAGTAAGGTTGTCCTGTAAAAGGGTCAACTCTATCTGCTGGGTTTTCTTTAGTGTAAGGTACGTCATCTTTACCTTCTACTAATCCGCCTGTTGCAAAAGAATCTCTAAAAGAACTTTGAAACTGTTTTTTCTTTTCTTCTTTTTCATTTAAAATAGCTGCACTTGCTTTACGAAAAATTTCTTGTCTTTTTTTATCTCTTTGCTTTGCTACATCTGCTATTGGGTCATAAAAATTTATACCTGTATATCTTTCTAAAACATTTTTAGTACCTACAAATGGTAATTTTCTTGCAGTAGTTTCATATATACCTCTATTATATCTAAAAGTTCCAACTAAATCTCCTCCTAGAGGTCCTGCTAAACTTAAAGCAGCTACAGCAGGGCTTTGACCGTATCTCATTGCTTCTGCAAATCTAACTCCATATTCTATAGGACCTAACAAACCTACACGTTGAAAAGATTCTAATGTATTTTTATAATCATTTTTACCACTTGTTATCTGTTCTCTATATTCTTCAGAAGTTCTCCAATAGTTAGTTGCTTTTGCTATGTTAGTTGAAATAGCAATAAAAGCAGCAGTTCTAGGTAAGCTTACTACAGGATTGTTAATTGCATCTCTTGCAAAATTTTTCAATACTGTATTAGTAAATACTGTAGGATATCTTAAAAACTGTGTAAGTATATCAAATTTTGGATTTGTCATGTATGTAGGAACTCTAGCAGCTTCTCTTGATGTTGGTAATATAATACCGTTAGTAAACCTACCTGCACCGTTAATTACTTGGTCAGTATAAAATTTATCAGTTTCTTTAGCTCCTGTATTTAACCAACGTAATCCATCTTCAACCTCAACTCCTAAATCAAATAATTCAGATTTAAGATTTCTTATTTTTATTGCAGTTGTTCTTTTAATTTCTGTAGATATATCATCACTTAAAACATTTATGCCTTGTTTATTTAAAGTATTTAATTTAGATAAATTATCTCTAATTAAATCTTTTCCTGTAGAAAAAGCTGCTAATTGTACAGTTTTAGTCCAAGTTATAAGTAAATTAAACCTGTAAAATTCTCTTGCTCTTTTTTTAAAAAATTCATTTTGTAAACCTTCTCCAGATAACCTATTTGTCAAATCTTCAGCAGCTTCGTCAACTGCTATAAAAACTTGATTCATTTCTTTAGTTATCTTATTTGCAGACATATTATGTTTTTCTTTCAACATATTTGACATGTCTGTTGTAAATATTTTATGAGCATTTGCAATGCCTTCTTGCATACCTTTAACAGAAGATTTAGTAGAAGTTCTACCTAATGTTATAAAACCTTCAGATAAAGAAGATACTGTCGCTAAAGGAAGATATGCCATAGCATTTGCTAATTTAGTTCCGTCATATATACCTTGTACAATACTACTATCAAAATAATCAACTTGTCCCGTTACTGACTTATATAAATCTTTTATAGCTTTTTTATCGTTTCTTGTAAGTCCTTTTTTTCTAACACTTCTTAATTCTTTATCTATAGGATTTATAAATCTTTTAGTAAATTGTTCTTCATTACTTAAACCTTTTGTAAATAAATCATCACCAGCAGGAAGTAAAAAGTTTTTCTTATGTTCAATAGTTCTAGCAGCATTCATTAAATAATTTGTAACAACTGGAACTAAATCATTAGTTAAATATTTCTCAAAATTATTATCGTTCATATTTTTAAATGTTCTAGCTTGAGTCAATAATAAAGAATGAGAAGAAAATAATTCGTCTTGTTTATTTAACATTCCTTCAATAACTTCATCAACATTAGCTTCAGTTATTCCTTCTATATTTTCATTCAATAAATCTCTTCTAAATTCTGGTTTATTATCTTCTATAGCTTTTCTATTCCAAGAACGAGGAAAATAATTCTCAACCTTGTTAGGACTTAACCCAGCTTGTTCAGCTTCATTTAAAATATTATTAAAAAATATTCTTAAACTACTTGCAACTTGTCTTTGTTGTTCAGTAGCTTCTTGAACTGGACCACCTCTTAAAATTCTAATAACCGGTAACTCATCTTCTGGAGTTATAATTCCAGTTCCTCTAATAGGTTGAACAGCTTCATTAAATTCTAGTAAAAAATTACCTCTAGTTCTTTGCAAGTTTTCAAAGTAATCTCCTTTAATTCTTTCTCTAGTTCTTTTACCTATTTGTTTTGAAAATTCTGTACTAAAAGTTTCTCCTAATTCTTTTGCAGTAGGGCTAAACTCAGCAATAGTATTTAGTATAGAAGTAGGTCCTCCTGTAACTAAAGGCAATTTGGATGATATATATCTATCTCTTCTTCTTCTAGCATTAAAAATAAAATCACTACCAGCATCTTTTCTATATTCATCATTACTGTACAATCTGTTAAGTCTACTATTATGTAAAGCAGATTTCTGTAAAGCACCACCAAATACTCCACCAGTCACAGTTCCTAACAAAGTAGAACCAACTAATTCTGGATTAGAATACATTTGCCTTAATCCTGTATTTAACTCTACATTTTGCCTAAAGTGATTATCTAGTCCTGCCCATGCTCCTACTTCTGCTCCTGTAATACCAGCAGCTTTATATACTTGTTTTCTTCCTACATCTTTTAAATTATTAGTGGCTATTGCTTTTGTACCTTGTAAAGTAGCTTGAGTTACAGCTTGTCTAGCTGCTAAAGAAGTTCCACCTGTGAACGGAGTAGCTAAAGCAGCAGCTATAAGAGTTGGGTCTGTTATCATATCTGTAGCAGAATCTTTAACTAACTCTACATATTGTCTTAAACTTCCAATATCTGCATTGTCAAATTTTTTTCTTAAATATGCATAGTCTCTTTTTTGTTGGTCAGTAAATTTGCCACTTTGCATGGCTCGACTCATACCGGAAAATAAATTAAAATCAGAATCTCTTAAATACTCAAAAACATCATCTGATTTTTCACCAACAGATTCTAAAAATCTTTCAGAGACTTGTTGAAATTCTTCATCTTTTTCAAGGTCATCAAGTGTGTAACTTTTAAAAGAAGGATTCCCATAAGTTACTGGACCTGAATAAAAATTTATTGCCATTAATTATCCTCTTTTAGGTAGAGAAAGGGGATTATCTCTAAATGTTTTTTCATATTGGAAAAAAGGACTAAGAGTACGTGTTTCTTCTTCTTCTTTTTCTTCTTCATTGATAACATCATTTATAAAATTTTCCATAGGTATTTCAGGAACTACCTGACCAAACATCCTATTTAAATCTTTTATAATTTCAACTTTTTCATCTTTAGATAATGTTATATTGTTTTTAAATTCATTAACTAAAATTTGATAATTTTGTTGCACTACAATTTCATTTGAATTTTTAATTATTTCAGGCATTCTAGACATATGTTTTTAGATTGTTCAAAAGTGATAGTTTCTAAACTTTTATTTCCTATAAATATATCTTGATAAATTAAATCAAATCCACTCATGCTTTCATTTAAAAACGAAGTATTTCCTTCTTTTAAATTTACTTGTTGTATTAAAAATAAAGCAGCTCTATTATCAGCATCACTAGAACTTATTCCAAATTGTTCTTGTAAATTTTTAGAAACATTAATCATAGAATCGTGGAACGAATAATTACGAGGGTCTGTTTCACTTGAAATTTTATTATATAAATCTAATAATGTTTTATCTCCAAAATCATTAATAGCACTTGTAGCATTTCCTTTTGCTATATTTAATTCTGCAGGTGTAGGAGTTTTTCTTTCTCTAGGAGTGCTGATAGGATTACCAACAGGTGTTTGTTTAAAAGTTGTATTGCCTCTTTCATCTTTATAAACTTCTGTATATAATAAAACCTCAGTATTTTTATTTACTTTAAATTTTTGTAAATCAGTTTTATCAGCTTTTAATGCTAATTTACCTTCATCTCTAAGTTTTTGTAAATCTTGTATAACAGTAGCAACACCATTTCCTTGATTACCATAAGCTTTAACTGCATCTCCTAATTCAGTTATTTCTTTTAAAAGTGGTGTATCATATAAAAAGTTTTTAGCTTTTTCATTATTGTACTTAATACTTTCTTCATTATTTCTATTGAAAAAGTTTTTAACAGTTTTAACTACAGCTCCACCAATAGTTCTAGGAGTTGCATGGTTAGCATACTTAGTATAGTTATTTGTAAAGTTTTCTATGGAACCTACATCAGCTCCTTCTTTTTGTAAAGTTTGAATAATAGGAGTAAGTGCTAATGAATTTTCTTGAGCTTTTTTAAATAAAAAATCTGAATAACTACCTTCTTCATAATCAGTAAATTTTTCTCCTGCTTCTGTGATGTAAGAATCATATAAATAATCTCTGACATTATCTTGTACAGAACCACCTCTAGATAAATAAGGATTTAACATGTTCATTGTTTTACTGTAATCTGTAATATATTGATTATATCTAGCTAACTGAGGAGCTTGTTTCATGTGCAACTCATCAGCTTTTTGATTGATAAAACTATTTATTCCTCTAATACCTTGATAAAGAAATCCTCCTAAAATTTCTTCCTTTCGCCTTTCACGAGCCATTCGTTTGCCTGTCTGTTCTCCTCTTTTTCTCGCTTCATCAAATTGTTTTTCTACAAAATCTATCTGACTTTCATAATCATATCTTGCCATTTTATTGTCCTCTTTCTAATAAACTTTGTTGTTCTATATTTTCTTCTGGTTGTTCTTGTTGCTCTGGTTTAGCTAACAAACCTTGAGGAACTTCTGCTTCTTCAATTTTAGAAATTATTTCTGAAGGAACTGCACTTGCAGGAATAACTCCAGTATCTCCCATTTTGTCTCTTGCAGCCTCTGCTATGTTACGAGCTTTTTCTTCTAAGATAGAATCATCATCATCTTCATCTTCCTCATCATCTATTCTATATTCTATGTCTGCTTTTTCTGCTAAAGCCATTAAAGTATAAATTAATGGTTCAATTAACATCATCATTAAATCAGGATTCCAACGACCCTCTCTAAATCCAACATATGTTATTTGCATAACTAAATCAAGAATAGGAACTCCGTCTCCTATTGCAGCCATTAAAGACATATAAGTATCTTTTTCTAAAAGTTCTCCTACTGTAAAATCTAAAGCTTCTTTAAAATTTACAAACTCTGGAGGACCTTCAAAAGGTCTTGGTTCATCTGGATTAGATGTCAATGATTGACCGGGTATAGCATGTCCTCTATTAGTAATAGCATCTATGGCTTCTTGACTATATTGTTCTTGCATTTTACTATGCTCCTATCGGGGTATATTGATTTCTTGCAAATTCATTCATGTATGCATCGTATCCAGACACTTGTGGATTTAATAAATCATTTATGTATTGAGAGTTTGCAAAGTTATTTACTAAAAATGAATTTCCTTGTTTCTGTAACATTAAATCTGCTTGTTCATAAACACCCGGTTCACGATTAGACATATCAGCAAAACTTGGTATATCAATATAAGTACTGTTATCTACATAATCAGGTGTTGTATCTACACCAGCTAAATTCATTCCTTTACTATAAATAATATTATCCATAGTTTTTGTTACAGCTTTACCGGGGTCATAATCTTTAATAGTTTCTATTCCTTCTTGAACTTTTCCTTGTACAAAATCTTTAGTTCTATCAAATAAATTTTTGTCAGTTTCTATTTTAGGTGCAGTGACAACAGTTTCTCCTCCAAATTTTACATCTGGTTCTAATATAGAACTAGGAGCATCAGCAACTTCGATAGGAGCTTCTAAAAACTTTTTACCGTTTAATTCTAAGTCTTGATATAATTTATCATTTAAATTATCATCTATTTTTAGTTGTAATTTTTCATTTACTTTAGCTGTTAATTTTAAATCTTTTGTTGTTGGGTCAGGTAAAGCATATCCTTCTTTAGAAAATAAAGACCTTTCATTGCCTTTTGCAAAAATACCAGTTCTTCCTTCACTTAAAACAAAACCTTCTCCTTTTGCAAAATTTCCAACTCTATCAATAGCATTACCAATAGTATCAGAAACAGTAGTATAAACTTTACCTGCAAATGTTCCTGCCTTATGTACCATGTTTAAAGTATGTCCAAGTGCTTTAGCACCTACTCCAGATTTACTAAGTAAATTAGCTGACCATTTACCTACAGTTCCTAATGCTGACCCTGCAAAACTGGACAAGGCTCCCATAGCATAAGGCATTAGAAACATCATACCTATTTGACCAACTATTCCTAGTTTACCAATAGCTCCTCCTATTTTTTTAAATACTTTTTTTACACCTTTAGCAATTTTTTTGGCAGTTTTTTTAACTCCTTTCCAAATTTTACTTAATATTCCCATTTATATATTCTCCTATCCTGTTCCAAAAATTCTGTTAATAGTACTTGAAGCGTTGTTAAAATTAGTTGACCAATATTTAGCAGCATCTCCCTCTGCACTAGCTGCAGCTATCATAGCTTGTAATTTTCTATTAGCAGCATTTTCTCCAGCTCTAAAATCATAATCTGCTTGGTCTCTTAACTCTTGCCATAAAAATGACTGAGCTGATGAAGTTAAACCGAAAGCATTTTGTGCATTTTGTTGATTAACTGCATTCTGTGCTGCAGTGTTTGCCATGTTTGATTGTCTTCTCCAAGTAACATTAGAATTAATAACTGCTTGTTCGTTAGCAGCATTCCATTGATTTCTATTAAAATCTAATTGAGCATTAAATTGATTGACTTGATTTAATATAGCAGCATTAGCTTTATTAACATCTGCAGTTCTTTGAGCATCTCTAGCATTTGCAGCATTTTGAGATTGTACATTAAACTGTGTAGCTGCATTTAACTGAGCAGTATTAAACTGATTCATTTGTGCTTCAAGACCTGCCATAAACTGATTAGTTTGATTTTCACTAGCAGAATTAAATTGTCTTGCAGCATTCTCTGCAGACTGATTAGACAGTAATCTTTGCTGCTCTTGTTGAGCTTTCATCATATTAGCTTGTTGCTGATTATTAAGATTAGTCATATCCATTTTCAAAAAGTTTTGAGCATTGGTAATAGCTAACTTAGTTCTTTGGTCTGCTGTAGCTAAATCTAAACTTGCCATAGCTGTAGCATTTTGCATAATAGCTTGTTGTTCAGCATTCATGTTT